GGATAATGCCGCCATCTTCGCTGAGGGCTGCTTCAAGTACACCTTTCAACTCAACCTTGTCGGTCATGGCTCGCTCCAAATAAAAAACCCGGCACAATGGCCGGATCTGGAAATGAAAAAGGCCCAATCTCGAGAGACTGGGCCATGTTGGAGAAATCGTAACGCTGGGCGATTAGGAAAGCAACTATCAGAGCGCGATCGCGTCTATCTGCTGCTGAATGGTTTCCAACAGCTGAGCCTGCAGGGCAGCCTGCTCGGTCTGCATCACCTGTTGCTCTGCGGCCAGCTGCTCCATCTCCTGCAGCGTCTTGCCGGTCTGGGCCTGCTTGAGGGCATCCTCGAAGCGGATGGAGTCGGTCAGCTTGGCGATGCGCTGAGCCTCTGCCTGCCACTTGGCGGCTTTGCCTTCCAGTTCTGCCAACTTGGCCTGCATCTCGCGCATGGCCATCTCCTGCTGCATCTGGGCCTGCTGGGCCTGCTGCTCTGCGGCGGCACGCTCCTCGTCGTTCATTTCCTCCGGGTCTTTCTGGATGTTCAGGGCGTTGCGGATCCGCTCCACAAACTCGGCCTTGCGCGGTACATCCATCAGCTCGACCAGCAGGTCAAAGCATGCTGCTGCAGCCTCTGGCGGCAGCTGGGCCATAGCCTGGGTCATCCGTTCGGCCAGCTGCTGTTTGTAAGCGGCGGTTTGCTGGATCGGCGCCAGGGCGATATGAGCTCGTAGCCTGGTCACGTCGTTGGTCAGCTTGCCGCCCTCTTGCTCCACGTTGACGACCACTGCTTTGCGCCGGCGCGGATCGTCACGGTTCACCGTCACCTTGTAGTTGCGCTTGTTGGCCATATCCTCCAGCAGGTATGCCAAAGCCAGTTGCCCCACCTGCTGGCAGCCCATCCGGTAGTTATCGTTGATCTCGGAGAGAGTCGTAGCGCCCTGCTCTACCAGGTTGCTGATGGCCACCCCTGACTGGCCGGTTGAGCCCTGCCCCAAGAAGGCAGCATAAACCCCCATGGTGTCCTGGATCAGCTTCACCGAGTCTTGCATCACCTGGAACTGCTGGGCCGCAACGTTGAAGTCCTGTTCCACCTTGAAGGCGTCGCTCACGCTGGTCTTGTTGGCGCGGTCCGGGTTGAGCTCGATATAGCCATCCGGGCGCTCCACCTGCTCAAGCACCTGATCCCGGCTCATGTTCGTGGCGTCCTTGTCCATGATGACGCGCTTGGCCTGCAGCAAGAAGGTGAGCTTGATGCGGCGCAGGTTCATCTCATCCTGTGCTGGCATGGCGCGGGCAATCAGGCCATAGGGCTCGCCGGTGCGGTCCTTGCGGTACCCCCAGAACGGCACCAGCGGATACATGTTGTGTGGTGCGGTGCAGGGGCGATCGACCAGATGATGGGGGCCGACAAACCAGGACTCCCGGATCACGGCCACCGGGCGGCGTTCCAGCCTGGCCCGGCCCATGGCGAGCGCGGCCAGATGCAACTGATTGGTCTTGTCGTACTCCAGCGCCCGGCCAGAATCGAGCATCAGCACCTGCCGCATGGTGTAGGTGCGGTAGTAGACCACCTGCAGTAACACCCGATCCCGCTCACGGCTGCACCACTCGACTTCCTTGCCGCTGAACTGGCTCCATTCGTCGTAAGCGCTGACCAGGTTGGGGTCGAGCCCCTCTACGGCGCTCAAGCTGACAACCCCTGCCCAGTCATTCACGCCCCATTCCAACGCCTGAGCCTTGCTCGGGAACATGGTCTTGGCCTCATCCAGATCGACCCAGCGGCGGCGCATCAGCCAGCGGCAGTCGCTCAGGTCCGGCTCTCGGCTGTGCCAGTCCCAATAGACCTCATCACGATGGACGTTGCTGAACTTGTAGCGCGGGCCGAACGGGTCATCGCGCCGGCACACCTCCACCCAACCCATGCCGGTCTTTATCTGGCCACCGTAGGCCTCGCCACGAGCGCGGTCCAGTCCGCCCAGACGGCACATGTCGGCGTATTCGGCATTGACGGCTTCAGCCAGCTGCTCCAGCTCATCGTCGTGGTCGTCGGCGATCACCATCAGATCGGTGCGGCTCTTGGCCTCCATCCCCAGCACGCCATCAATGGTCGGGGCGATGAGATTGTGGATGGTGATGGGCTGGCCCCGCTCCTTGAGCACCTTGACCACCTCAGGGGGCAGTTGGTCACCGTCGTAGTAGGCGCAAGCCCGGTTCGCCATTGAGCGCCAGTCAGGCTGGCCGTTGATATCGCTCATCAGTTTGAGCAGTCGCGGGGTATCGAGGCCACCTTTCTCAGGGGCCTTGGGTTGGGCGTTGATCATCAGTTGGCCATCCAGTGCTTGGGTTTGCGGGAGGTTTCGGGTTTGACGATGCGGGCCGGCATCCGGGCGCGCATCTCTTGGGCAATCATGTAGCTCATCAGCTGGTCGTCGTAGCAGCCGTCCTGGGCGTTCATGCTGCCGCTCTTGTCGTAGACGTAGGTGGTGGCCTCGTGAATGGTGCCTATCCAGCGGATCCCGGACTGCCCGGCACGCAGCAGGGCCTTGAGGCCATCAACCAGGATCGGCTTGGACTGCCGGGTGGTGAGCCAGCCGAGGCGCGGCGTCTCGTCGTCGCGGTCCCGGTCGAGGTGCTCCTGGGTGTAGATCCGCCGGGTCGGGTAGATTTCACGGAGCTTGAGCAGCACGGCGTGACCGTGGTTGTTCCGCTCCGGGCCGATGTAGGCCGGGCCATACTCTGCAGTGCCGTAGAACCTGCCGACGTGGGCCAGCAGCTGGGCAAACAACCCGGGGTCCAGATGCCCAAACCAGTGGGCCACCTGCCGGCCGTCGCTCTTAGCATTCACATCGAAGCTTGAACGGTCGCCGTGCTCCAGCCCTTCCGCCACGTCGGCGCCGATGGCGTAATCCTCGTCGGGATCTGGCAGCTCCCAGACCAGCAGCATGTTCTCGAGGGAGCGCTGCCCCTGCTCGTCCAGCTTCTCTGGCTTTCGAGCCTTCTCCCGCTTGCCGGTCACCGGGTCGATGTCATAGACGATGAGCGGGGCCATGCAATCGCCCTCTGCATCCATGGTATGGATGGGGTCGAACACCCGGCGCCCAGAGGTCAGGAAGGCCTCCAGCGGCGTGCTGGGGAACTCCTGCTTCATCTCGGCACCCAGAGTGGACTCTTTCAGCACGTACCACTGCCGCTGCTCGTCGGTAATGGTGCAACCCATCGCCTTCTCGACCGCGGCGAAATACTCCGCCTGGGTCTTGCTCATCACCACGCCGGATGCCGGCACGTCGGCGCGATACTTGGGGTCCTGCCACCAGGCGAAGAAGTGGAACTTCCAATCCAGCTGACTGAGCTCACCAGAGGCCCGGGCCAGCTCGAGGGATTTCATGCTCATGGCGTGGAAGTCGCCCCCCACCCCTTCGGCTGTGCTCTCGATGAAGGCCACGGCACCCGGGTGGATCGCCTGCAGCGTCCCGGTTCGCACCTCCTTGGCCTTCTCCGGGTACTTGGCGCAGATCTTTCCGTGCTCGGATACATGCAGGCGCTGGACGGTGCCGGAGCGGAACGAGGTGGCCACCTGGATACTGGAGCCGTGCCGGAACAGAATGTGCCCGCCATTCGCCCCGCCGCGCCGGGTCACAACCTTGAACTGGGCCTTGAGCCAGCCAGGCAGGTTATCGAACGGCACTTCAATCTTGGTGCGGTAGATCTCGCCGGCGGCCGTCAGATCCTGGGCGATGATCCCGCACTTGAGGTTCTTGTTGAACAGCGCCTCGTCCAGCAGATAGATGTCGATGGCCGTGGAGAATCCGAGCTGACGCGCCTTGAGGATGATGTTCAGGTACCACATGGTCCGGAACAGCAGCTCCTGCGCCGGGCGCAGCCGGAAGCGCACCAGCTTGCCCTGCTCGTTCTCGATCATGTAGAGGTTGTTCATCCGCCACCACTTATCGCTGAGCTTCGAGCGGATGTAGGCCATCTGCGCCTGCTCAGTCATGGCGGAGGTATCGAGTTCGGTCATCGTGGGATCTCAGGCAATAAAAAACCCGCCGAGGCGGGTTGGTGTGGTTGGTGCTGTGGGGTTACCGATAGTTGATGGCTTGGCGAAGTTCATTCGCTTCCCGCTCGTCAATACCGTTTTCAGCCAACCAATCTACGAAGAAAAGCGACTGACCTGGGTGACTGATAACGAGACACATCGCCCCATTAGGACCATAGCGGTCAATGTCGAAGCGCACTGTCATGTAGCCGGTATCCCTTTTCATGGGGTGACAGCCTTCCTGAACTCGTGGCTGATACCGTGGTTTGGGGGATAGCACAAAGGAGTGCCACGCAACGTCACTCGACTTTACGCCGGAAATAACCTTGCCTGGCAGCAGATGATGCCCACAGAGCTGGACCCACTCACCTTTGCCGCTTATTGCATAGACCATCATTGTGACAACCCCCAACCTCATATTGTTGGTTGATTTTATCACGACATCAGCCCCCCGGTCCCCATGCCCTGCAACTCAGTCACCATCTCACTGACCGGCGTGGACTCACTGCCGCCATCCTTCTCGAGGCGATCTGCTTCGGCGGTCAGTTTGCGGGCAGCAGCCCGGATGCGGCGAGTATCCTCCTCAATCTTCGGCACGCTCACCTCGTCGATGCGCAGGGCGCTCAGGGTCCGCTCGATGGACTCAATCCGCTGGATGTTGCGGTCGAGGGCCTGCTCGGCTTTCAGGATCTTGTCATAGAGCGCGATCCGGTCGGTCATCTCGGTGGCGTTAACCAGGTCCTGCTGCAGTCCCTTGAGCAGCTTGGTGACGGAGATGACGCGAGCCCGGGTGAAGTCCAGCTCATCGCGCAGTTGCAGCTCGCGGGCCTGGTCGAACAGCTCCTCCGCATCGAGGAACTTGGCATAGCCGCCATGGGTCAGCGCCGGGCGGTCGCCGGGTTGCCACTTATTCGGTGGGTTCTGGTTGCCTTGGTTGCCTACGGACTCCCGATTTCCCTTGTCAAAGCGCCCATC